ACGATTCTTGAAGTAATGATTAAAGTCTTCATCAAATACCTTGAAGATCTCAGCGTATGGAACAATCTGGTTTTCATCACGCAGATGAGCAGTCTTAGGTTCCCAACGCTGAACGATGGTATTAGTGTCTGCTAGATCTTGAAGACGAATGCGCAAAGCACGTTCAGTGTTTGACTCAAGTTCTTCAGGCGTAGGGTCGCTAGATGGAATAGATTGCTCATTACCACCAGCAACGAAACGCTTGTTTGGGTTTTCGCTTGAGTCTTCCTTTTCGGATTCAGTGTAAGGATCGTACTCACCATCGAAAAGAATTTCTTCTTCATCGTCATCGTCACCAAAATCAATGTCGTTGTCGATCTCATATTCCATTTGTTCTTCGATGTCATCGAGATCTTCTTGAGTCAGTTCACGATTTGCTTTGAGTTCTTCCTTACGCTTTTTAATTTGCTCAAAAGAATATTCATAAACCTCAAGCGCAAGAGCCTGAACATCTTTAATTGTATCGCACTTCTCAGCACGACGCACAAACTCCATTTCCTCTGCGTTGAATCTTACACCAGAGTTGATACCTACTTTGTAGTAGATATTAATGCGGTCAATCAAAAGAAGTTTGCTCAGGTCTTTACCTTTGACTTCAAAGAAGTCTTTGTCATTCAGGTGTTTATAACCTGCAATGAAAGTTTTGCGCAGACCAGGATATTTGTTCTTCATCATCTTTTCGATGCGAACATCTTCAATGACATTCAGATAACCATGCATCTTGCGATAGTTTTCAGTTTGAAGATATTCTTGAGATGTGAACAGAGCATGCCCAACTTCGTGAGCAATGAGCATGTCTTCCACATCTTCAGTCATTTCTTTCCAAAGAGGGAGGACAAGGGTTCGGCTTGTAATATCAAATGAGGCAGTTGTCGTTCTTGCACGAACCACGTTAAGGTTCTCAGATGCAAGAAGTCGAGCGAGCATATCCTTGCTATTCATAATGTAGGTCTCCAAGTTTATTACACTTAGAATTATGCCCTACTTTGAAATTAAAGGCAAGCGATATTTTGCAATTGCAAGATTATGGGTTTGCCATGACAGAGAAGTCGTTTTTCTTCTCAAACTTAATTACACTGTGGAATTTGTCAAACAGCTGGTCGCCCTTGTGAGAGATAACGAACACGTTTGTCTTTTCTCCAAGTTGATTCATTACGCTTAGGAAATAATCAGTACCAGATGTGTCGAGAGAAGAATCAAAGATCTCGTCAAGGATTAGAAGATTCGTATTCACAGAGTTCTTCATCTTTGCAATCTGACGCCAAGTGAACAAAATAGCCAAGTCAATACGCATCTTCTCACCTTCAGAGAAACTTGCGTAAGTAAACTCATCGCGGAAGCGAGACTTGATTGTTTCATTGAATGACTCATCAAGTTCAAAGTGAACATAGAAATCCATCGCTTGAAGATACATGTTAATTAACTTGTTCATCGCAGGAAGATATTCTCTGATCACTGCTGTCTTAATACCAGTGTCTTTCAACAAGGTAGCTGAAATTTCTTGAACTGTTCTCTCTTCGCTCAATACAGTTTTTCTATCTAAGAACTGCATGGCAGCTTTAGCCAATTCTTTTAGTTTGATTTTCTCAGCGTCAATACCTTCAGTGTTAGACTTAGTGTTTTCTATTTCTTGAAGTAACTTAGTATTCTGAGAGTTCAACGTAGTGATTGTACTATTCATAGTAGAGATCTCTATATTAAGTTCTGAGATCTCAGTAACAATATCATCTATTTGCTTTAGTCGTTCACCGAGAGAATCAAGCTGAGACTTGATGTTATCTTTCTCAGTCTTATTAGCTTCAAGATTAGTAGTTAGATTGCCAGCAATCTTCTCAGCATGAGTGTGAGGAATATTCTGATCGCAAGATGGGCACTGATCGTGCGACGAAAAGAATTTAACTCTCTCGTTGAGGTCAGAAACTTTTTGGTTAATCTTAACAAGAGTTTCCTTGAAACTAGCAATGCTTTCGGTAACGGTTTGTTTATCTGCTATACTCTCTCGTAGTTCCGTAACTCGATTAGATAGTTCCGTAAGATTTCCCGTTGTGGTAAGAATCTCAGTTTCGTTTGATTGAATTCTTGATCTGATTGACTCAAGATGTTCTTTCTTTGAGGTGACAAGACTTGAAATAATCTTTTGTTGAGACTCCACTGCTGACTTTGAAATCTGTATTTGTGATTCGACATTAGCCAACTCCTCTTTAGTTGCTTGTACTTTTTCTTTCAACAACTGATTCATTGTCGAGAAAATTCTAATATCTAAAATGTCTTCAATAACTTCTCTTCGCTGACCACCAGGAAGCTGCATGAATGGAACAAATGATGCGCTGCCGAGAATAACAACTTGAGTGAAAGTCTTATAATTTAATTTTAAGATTTGTTGCTCTAAGATTTTCTGATAGTCTTTAGATGCAGCGTCTTGGTTGATTAGAGTATCGTTGTGGTAAATCTCAAACAAGTTTGGTTTGATACCACGCTTGACTGTATAGTTATTTGAACCAATAGAAAATTCAACAACAACCAAGCATTGCTTTTGATTGATGCTGTTGACTAGCTGCCCTTTGTTAATGTTTCTAAACGGTTTACCGAATAGAGAAAAACAAAGAGCATCTAGAATTGTTGATTTACCATCACCGTTCTTACCAACAATAAGAGTTGATTGAGAACGATTCAGTAAAACTTTATTTGCGGAGTTGCCAGTTGATAAGAAGTTTTTCCATTCAATGGATTTAAATACAATCATTTATCTTTCCATTCCCAACCAAGAATAAACTCAGTATATTTTCTATGAAGCCAACTAGGTTTGGTTTCTCTCCAGATATGAAGAGTCTCAGTAATTTTCCAATAACCAACAGATTTTGGATCTGGTCTAAACTCAAGAGTTGGCGAAAGCTGAACATTAGTGTTTGCTGTTAAAGCATTCGTTACTAACCAGTTAGAAATAACTGTTGACGTAACCAATCCAGCTTTTTGCCTTGCGTAATCTTCACATGGTGAGAAATCAAGGTCGAGCGGAATCTGCTCGGTTAGCGGAAAGAAATACTTTATTTCTAATTGTTGCATCAGACCACCTCAATGTTAATCGCCTCAGTGTAAAGAGATTTCATATATGTTTTTACTTTCTCTTTGTCAGTGTCTGTTTGAACACTGTCAACATAATTGTTAAGCAAATCTAATGTATCTTCTAAGTTGATATCAGATGATACTGCGCCTTCATTATACTCAGAGAAGTCTTCAATGATTTTAATTTCGGCGCAACCCTTATTATATAACTGTTGAAGGAATTGGTCAAATTTGTAATAATCTGTTTTGTTTACAACAACAACTTTAACAAATGCACTCTTTAAGTCGTAAGCCGAGAGGTCGATAACGTCTTGGGTGTCATCGTATTCGAATCTCGTAAACATACTATAATTGTTTCTGACAAACTCGAGTTGTCTGGTCCCAAGGTCAAACAGGTGAAATCCTCTGGGATCGTTATAGTCCTGCCATGTGAGTTCGTAAGGATTCCCGAGGTAATAAATGTGACCATCAGTAGATTTATGATGATAATGACCGCTAAAAACCATGTCGAATTTTTTGAAGATGTCTTTGCTGAGTCCGTCATGAGATTCCATTCCTCTATACATTGCGAAACCAGCAATCTCAAAGTGCCCCATGCAAAGAGTTGCTGATGTATTGTTGATTTCATCCATGGCTCTTTGGTAGTTGTCTGCGCAGATCCAAGGAATCATACACACATCGCATTCAACATCTTCATAGTTGAGATGAATTGTTTGTGGGGTATCAATTACGTTGATGTTATCATACTCTCGCAGAAGCAAGTCAGGAGAGTTTACATCGTTTGTGTTTTTGTAGTAGGTGTCATGGTTACCAGCAAGCATGTGAACTTGGATGTTTCGCTTTGCTAGTTCATCGAAGAACATTTTCTTTGCTCGGTCAAGAGCGTAGAAGTTTACATACTTTCTTCTATCAAAAGTATCCCCAAGAATAAGGACAGTGTTAATGCCAGCTGCATCAATACTAGGAAAGAAAATATTGTCATAGAATTTTTGGAAAAAGTCTAAGAATAAAACACTGTCATTACGAGCACCAAAATGTTGATCAGTTATAATAGCAACTTTCATTCATCATCCTTTAATAGATCCTCAAGGCGGTTAGACTTTGCTGCTTTTTTATTTTTGCGTTTCTCTTTTTTACGCTCAATAAAATCATCAAAGTCATTATTCATCTGCATATATTCAAGGTAAGTATTATGGTGGTCATCACCATCATCATGATCTTGTAACTCGAATGCTTCAAACGGCATTTGTTGAATTAGTTTTTGTTTGACGTAACTTTGTTTCTTTTCTTTGGCTATCTTCCTCAGAAATGCATAGTAAATAACTTGGGTAAAATATGCAAAAGGATTTGTTGATTTCGATGGATCAAAGTTCTTTACGATAGAAAGGCAGTTTTCAACGCCATCTAGAATCATATCGTCACGGTAACTATAATTTATGAAATTGCCTTTGTAAGATAGATGTGTTGCAATCTTATAAAAGCACTCTCCGATATAGTTCGTGACTGGAGGTGGTTCATCACCACATTCCTCAGCTTCTTTTACTTTTGACTTCCATTCAACGATAGCCTTTAAAAACTCTTCATTGTTAACATAATGCGCACCACCTGCCATAATAACTCCTTGTATTATTGTTTAATCATAGTATACTATAAAAAATAGAAAAGTAAAAGATATTTGATTGCAATGGTTGCTTTTCCCTTTACGAAAGAGCATAATCACGGTGTAGGGGTTGATGAGAACCTTAGTGAAGTGTATTATTACCTTGTACCACTTGCTTCTCTTCTTCCTCGTTCTCTTCAATAGGGCTTTCTGCAATAGACTTTAAATGTTCCATGAGTTTGTTAACTCTGTCAGAAAGTTCCTCTACCGTTGACGGTGCATCTTCTACAGCTTCAATAGTTGCTTCATACTCATTCACCAAACGAACATAAAATGGAATCGCATATTGGTGAATCTTTTTCTCGAACAAGATATCTCTTTTCTTAAATTCGAAAATCTTATCCTCTGCAAATTTACAATACGGAGCAGCAGTAACGTGCTCTCCGATTTCTCCACCATTCATAAATGGAAAAGATTTAATTAACATGGGATATTCAATGGTCACAGAAGTAGGGGATTCATTACGTTTAACTGCAATAATTTGCTCACCAGTTACAAGTTTCAAAACAACATAAGTGTCATCAACACTCAAGTTAAATTCATTCATATACTAACCTCTACTATCTTATAATTAAATTGTTCTTCTGAGTAGGTTTTAATTCTCTCAGCGAAATGATTCAAAGTATGATTCTTCCAAGATTTCCAATGTAGGTCATCTGCAATATCATATAGATTACATTCAGTCTTGCCATCTTTTAATCTTAGACCACGCCCAATACTTTGTAAATTGCGTATCTTACTTTTAGAAGGGGACGCAAAAATAACATTCTCAATCGAAGGTATATTGATGCCTGTCGAGAAGGTGCCAAACGACGCAATAATGATAGCATCTTCCTCTCCCTCGCAGATATGCCTAATTGCCTCTCGATCAGATGTTTCGGTGCCACCAAAGACGAAAAATACTTTGCGATCTTCATGCACTTTATCCTTAATTAAATCGTATAATACCTTACCGTGTTTCTCAACATATTGGAAAAGCACTAAGGTATTACCAGTAGACTTTACGGCAAGATTGCGAATAAACTTATTACGCTTCTCGTTTGTTACGATAAAATCCATTTCGTCTTGGTAGTTATTATTCTTCCTACCTTGTCGAGTGATGTCATCGTACTTTAGTAATATACAGGTAATATTTAGATTTGCTAGGCGTGATGAATCCATCAACGCTTTCGTTGTAGTTACTCTGTGGACTGGTCCAAATATTCCCTCAAGTACGAGTCTATGGACTTTCTTATTATCCAATGTGCCAGTAGTGCCAATACGATAGCGGACATTAGTAAGTTTCTCCATTACTGATGTCAATGATTTCGCTTTAAATTGATGAGCCTCGTCACCGAAAATAACATCGAACTGATTAAACCATTGTTTTGGTTGTTTGTAAATAGACTGCCATGTTGTAATTAAAACATCTTTGGTGAAGTCTTTAGGAAACCCAGCATATAACTTCTGACAGTGTTTATCAACACGCCAGCCATTTGCTGAAGAATAATCCTCAAAGTCTGAATATAACTGCTCAACCAAAGAAGTTGTTGGTACTACAATAATACACTTTCTTCCTTGCTCTAAATGCCATCTTAGAGTAGTATAGATAATAAATGATTTACCAGAAGCAGTTGGTGATAATAATAAGACACGTTCATCTGTTACTGCTTTGTGAACAGCTTCTAATTGATAATCTCTAATCTCAATAGGTTTGCCATGACCCATCGGTTTAAGCCAGTCAGCATAATTTTTAATTTCATCTGTTGAAACTATTGACTTAGATTCAACTGGCGTTATATAATTTAATTCGTATTCGTTGTTCTTAGCAAATTCTTCTACGTAGCCGAGCAGCCCATTATATAAAGTTTTTCTAAATGCGTCATATAATCTTACCTTACCATCCCAAAGTCTTGCTCTATACTGCGGAGTGAACCTCGCTCCTGGATATTCATAAGTGAAGAATTGTGACAACTCCTGCTCAATGCCAGGATCAGCATAACAACGAATAAAAACTTCATTAATCTTTTCTACATTAATAATACTCATCAAGCGCCACTAATAAACTTTTTCCACTCGATACTATTACGAATTTGCCAATCTCTAGATTTAAGTTGATTCATAATAGACTCGAGATAACTAATAACACTTTCTAGATACTCTTGTCTGAGTTGAGCGTCTGCTAAATCAACATCGCCCTCTAGAAACTCTTCCATTTCATTCTTCAATGGTTTAACACCTTGCCATTGTTCCCATCCTTTAACTTCCAATTCACTCTTACTTAGTTCACCACGATAGTAGCGAAATTTAAGTTGACGTAGTGTGTTATAATCTTTCTTCGCTTTAGCAAGTTTTAACTTATAGCCAACAAGAAAGTTTAAATACTTTGCGTGAAGATTTGGTGTTCTGATAGATTCCCGATCTAAATGATCATCATCTATAACACAGTCAGTTTCCCACGATTGTTGCAAGTCTTCTAGGTTCATGATAACTCCAAAAACAAATAATAAACATTATACTATATTTTTTGTAAAATTTCAAATCACAAGAATTTATAGTATGAGAATCTAAATGTTGCTCTTCCGATTAAATATTGAACGTCTTGTTGCGTCGATGAAAACTGTAGAGAATCAATATTAGTTGGGAACATATCAACAAACTCAACAGTTTGAGATGGCTTGTTGTTATTGTTAAGAATGGTCAGCGTTCCGTCAGAATAGTTAGATGCAAGTTCGTTTAACTGACCACGCTGTTCTTCCGTTAGGAAAGAGGTATATTGAGTATATGATTCTGGGAAACCTAAAGCGACAATCCAGTTATAGATTGATTTATAGTTTGCCATATCTTCATCTACTAGAAACTGAATAGTCAGTTGATCATAGGTTAAAGTTTCGCCTGGAATTGGAACTCTAGCAAATGGGTTTGCGAACTCTGGTTCACCAAGTGTTAATCCAGGAAGATTAACTTCTTGGCAGAAAAATGATAACTCTGGCAATTTCTGAATAGAGAACTGATAACCAACTGGTGATAGTGGGTTAATGTTATCTGGCATTGGACATGTAAAGACTCTGGTCATAATTCACCTATTGAATGTAGTAACAATATTTATAATGAAAAAAGAGGAGAGACTTTCGTCTCTCCTCTAAAACGCTACTCTTAGGTGGTAGCTTCTTAACCTTGGTATTACATTAGGTTAGAAACAAATACCTTACGGAAGTAGTAGTTGCTTGCTGCTTGTAGGTTTGAACCGTTTCCGTCTAGTTGAACGAATGGGTTAGAAACCATACCGTAGCGAGTCTTAAAGCCAATCTTAGGCTGGAAGCTCTCAGGATCAACTGCACGAACCAACTGTAGTGGAACGTATGGGCAGTAGAAGATACCTGCGTCGAATGCGGAAGCACCCTTATAGCCAACCATGAAGAATTGGTTAGTACCACCGTTACCTGCATATGGATCAACATATACACGGAAACGACCGTTTAGAACACCTGCAAAGGTAGTTGATGCTTCATCGATTGCTAGACCTTTGTTTGCTTCTAGAGCTGGGGTGTAATCAAGAACACCAGCCATTGCTAGAGCAGAAGCAACATCAGAAGAACAAACGATAAAGTTACCCTTACCACGACGTGTTTGCTGAGCAATTACGTTAGCATCACGTTCGATTTGGAACATTAGTCCCTTGAACTTTTCAACGCTCCAACGACCATTAGCGTCAACGTCTAGGTCAAAAGTACCTGCTGTTGCTGTGCCAGCTTGTGCACCTGCTTTAGCAACTTTGTAAACAGTACGGATGACTTCACGGTTGATTTCAGCAAGAATCTCAGTTGAGAGAATGTTGCTTAGTTCGCCTTCAGCGTCTAGACCATGAACGCTCTTTAGGTCTTGAGCAAGTTCAATGGTGTATTCTGCTTTTAGAGCACGGCTCTTAGCAGTAACGCTGGTCTTCTCGATTGAGAATGACATCTCGTTGAAAGTACCATCACCAGTACCACCAGCGCCAAGTGCTTCAGCAGCAGCGGTTGTTAGACCAGTACCGTTGGTTGCATCGTTAGCTGTTGGTTGACCAGTAGAGTGAGTACCAGTACCAGAGAAGTCAGTATCTGCTTCATTGAAGAGAGCTTCAGTACCGTTTTGGGTGCTGTAACGGCTCTTCATTGCGAAGATTAGACCTGTTGGTTGTGTCATTGGCTGAACACCGCAGATGTCATAAGCGATCATCTGTGGCATTGCACGACGTACTAGGCTGATTAGAACTGGGTCGTAACCTGCCATTTGTGCGTTAGTACCTGCACCGCCAAGAGCGATACCTGCACCACCTGCGTTAACGTGAGTACCAGTTTCGAATAGTGCTTGCTTTTCTTCTTTAAGAGCCTTTTCTTGGTTCTCTAGAAGAACAGCAGTAACTTCCTTACGGTAGTTGTCTTTAATTCCTGGAAGTGACTCGTGCTCAAGAATTGGCTGCCACTTCTTTAATAGATCTTGACGATTCATTTTAGTTTAACTCCTTGGTTGATTTAATTTACTTCTTAATGGAATTCAAAACTTGCAAGTATGACTTAATAGATGGATCAACGATCTTATCTTCTGTCAATGTAACTGCTTCGTCGCTAACGACAGAAGAAATTACAGAACTTGCTGGCTTCTTATCACCGAAATAATTTTCGCGAATAGTCTGAAGTTTTGTCTTGAATGTTTCTTGATTTTCGTAAGATAGTTCTTCAGCTAGACCTTTGAACTTTTCAACTTCAGTATCGGTTAGACCTTCAGTTGCTTCTTCAATAGTCTTTTGACGAGCCATCTCATCAAGAGTTTTATTCAATTCAACATTCTTCTCTGTTGTCTCGTTTAGTTTTTCCTCAAGAGTTGCGATATGCTGTTCCATTTCTCCTAGAACATCATACTTCTCTTCAGGAACGTCGATATAGTGCTCTTCAAATAGACCTTTTAGACCACCAACGAAACTTTCAAGAATATCAGACTTCATACCAGATTCAAGGGCAATTTCATTTTGTTCCATCCACTGCTCGACAACATAGTCGAGATATCCATCAACCTTGTCAACAAGACCCTCTTTTACTTGTTCAACCTGCTCAGCAAGTTGAGTTTGGTATTCTTCTTCAATACGTGCTAGTTCAGACTTAACACGTGTCATAACTGCAGCTTCAAAGATTGTTTCTGCTTTCTGACGGAATTCTTCTGAGAAGCCTTCTTCGCCATTAAACAAAGCATCAACGTCTTCTTTGACGCTCTTTAGATGAGAACCTTCTGGAGCAGATGCGCCAGCTGTTACTTTGTTAGCGGTCTTAGATGTACCACCTTCAGCTTGTTTCTCATCCTGAACTGCATTCTTTTTGTTCTCTGGGTTATCGCCAGCAACAGAGGTAACACCATCGGTCTTACCATTAGCAGCTTCTTCCTCAAGCTCTTCGTCTGTTTCTTCGCAGACTTCGCCCTTCTTTTTCTTAGCCTCTTCTAGCTCTTCATCAGCAATAGCAGCTTCTTCAGCTAACTGTGCCTTTTTAGATTCTGCTAGAAGTTCAGCAATTTTTTGTTCGATAGACATCTGTAATCTCCTATTGGAATGATTCTCTAATAAATTATTTATAAGTTATTTGATTTTACTTAAAAAGTATTCAAAAGCACGGATCTTTGCTTCTTCCAATTGCTTAGAAGATGCCTTTTTAATTGAATGCTTCACAGCATCAATGTGCTTCTCCACAAAATTTCCATCAACGTAAATCCATTCTTTACTTTCCATGACTCCACGAACAAATGCCTCTGGAGCTGAAGGGTCTGCTACGATGTCAGCTGCAGTAGATAACATAAAGTCATCTTGTACGATTTGCACGCCTTTGTCGTTTTCTTTCAGAGAACCAAGTGCTCTACTAGAAACTCCAAGGTTAGCGCCACCGTCTAACAATCCTTTAGCGATTTGACCCATTGGGGTGTCAAGAATTTTTGCCTTACCAACATAGTTGGTTCCCTCTTTCTTTAAAGAGGTAATTAAATGAGAAACTCGTTCCAAGTTAATAGAAGGATTATCAGGATGTCCTAATTCTCCGTATGCACGACTTTTCTCAACGTATTCTTTGATATAACGATCGACTTCTTTATCCATAACTTCTTCTGGATACATACGACCGTTTCTATTTTCGATCATAGATTGAAGGAAAATACCCTCAATAAAATACTGTTTACCTTTGCCGAGTTTTTCCTCAACAACAAGTTTAGGTGTTTCGATAAATTCTCTAATTAGTTTCATTTTTAACTTCCTACTGCGTTAGGATTATCGTATGAACCAAATTGCTCAGGTTCGAATGGAGTATTATAACCAGACACTTTTTTCAAGTGCATCATAATAGTTCCTGGACCAGCAAAGGTTAGAATAATGTCATGAGTTGATTGGTCTGTCAAAGCCCACTCAGCCTCAAGGAATTGATTTGTTCCGTAGAGATCTGCTACGGTAACGCTGTTTCTTTGAACTTTAATGCTATCGTTTGTGCTTGATAAAACAGCAGTGATATAAACACTCTGGTTTGCGCCAAGAGTTTCGTTTGCCATTTTTAAATCTGTCTGTAGATCAATAGTTGCATTATCAGCAGCTGTTGTTGCTACTACTCTAACGATAGCGTCAGTTGTTGTTAATTTTGTAACTGTTTTTGTAGCAGCCATTTTATTCCTCTGTTAACAAATCTACCACATGTAGAAAGTTTTCTTTACTTTCTCTCATATAATTTAAAACTTCTGTTTGGTCTTTCAATATATTATTTAGATATTCTTGCGTATCCAAATCAATAACAACCTTAGAGCCATCTGCTAGTACATAATCGATTTTATTTTCAAAAATACAATCATGTTTGTTTAGTTTTCTAATCGCTTGTACGGTTGAGTCTACTGTAAAAACTTTAGATGAAGCGAGATCAATATAATGCTCTAGTATATTGTCTGTTACTTTTATATTGTGCTCTTCTTTTATTATTGATGCGATCTTATTTTCTAACACTTCTTCGTAGATATCTTTAGACACTTCTTGTTCAATATATTGCAATTTGTTTTGTTGTCTAAGGTAAGATCTCGCCTCATCTAAAGTTTTGAACTCAGTCTCAATATCATTGATAAGCACTTTACCTTCTTCTGTTAAATACAGAGGAATGTTAAATACAGAGCTCTGCTCTACAATTTTCTTTTGTAGAACAGAGCTTTTAACCTTGTTTGTAAATTGCTTAAAATACATACAATTATTTTGTTTTAGCCTTTGCAGCTGCTTCACGTTCTGCACGCTTCTTAGCAGCTAATGCTTCTAGACCAGGATTTGAAAAAGCACCTTCTTTCATATCTTCTTTTTCTTCGTCCTCATCTTCATCTTCCTTCTCATCTTTTTCTTCATCATCTTTTTCTTTAGCCTCATCTACTTGAGAAGCGAACATATTTTTAGCAACTTCTTGCCTAAAGGCATCAAGTTTAGTTGCGACTTTGTCAGCCATAATACCTTCAAATGCTGCCTCGATGTCTAGGGTTTTCCCAGAATCAATTGCGTCAATTAGTTGTCTTACTGTCATTTCTGCTCTCCTGTTTGTTGTTCTTCATCATCTGGCATATATGCTTGTTGAGTCATACCTTGCATGCCCTGTTGAATACCAGCCATCATACCCATACGTTCTGCGTGATCTAAATGATCATCTTCTTCATCTTTAATCTGACTATCAATCTCTTCGATTTCTTTTTCAGACTGACGAAGGATATTCTTTTTAACCCACTCTTTAGAGTAGTACTTACCAACCATCTGATTTTGTTCTAACATCATTAATAGGTTAATTCTATTTGTTAGAATCTCAGAGTCTTTAAGTTCAGCATAGTAATTGTCTTTGTGATAACTAAACTTGATTAGAGGAAGCATATCTGCCCACTCATCATCACGGATAATACCTTTAGCAATTAACTGAATCTTTAAAGTGTCAGTAAATAAACTTGTAAATCTTTTACGAATACGTTGGATAAATTTGTTAAACTTAACCTCGTCTCGGGTAATCTCACTGCTCTTGCCAAGATTAAATCCATTATCAGATTGCATTCTTGTTGCAGGAACATTCAACGCTTGATATAGTTTACGTTGGAAGTATTCAATATCTTGAATCTCTCCAAGGTTTGTGCCTCCAGGTAGTGTAGTAATTTCAGTACCCTTACCGCCTTCACGACGTGGCATCCAAAAATCTTCAAGCATCGACATATGTTTTCTGTCGTCACGAACTTCACCAGTACTTGCATCATACTGAATCTTATTACGAAATTTATTCATAATATCATTGACGTATTGCTCTGCTCTAATCTTAGGCAAGTTACCTACATCAATGTAAAAAATTCTGCGCTCAGGTGCTCTACTAATACGATAGATAACCAAAGCATCTTCCATAAACTTCAACTGGTTGGTTGGTTTAATTGCCTTATGCAAATAACTTAAAACCATTCCAGTGTTTGGATCTAAGAATCCAGAATGACAATAGATAACTGAATCTAGAGATAATTTAACCCCCTGAACATTATTTTCAGTTATACCTTTGTCATTATAAATGTAGTATTCTTCAACCTCTTTAACAACCTCAACTCCATTTGGTTGTCTTTCTTTCTTAATATTCTTGACCTTTCGAATCTTTCTT